TTGCTGCCCATCGTGTTGGCGGTATTGACGTTCTTTGCCATCTTCATGCTCCTGCGCCAGCGACTTGTGGCGGTTGTGGGATCGGTTGCATCTGCGGGTTGGGAGGCGGTGTACTCTGTGGCGGCAGTGCAACAGGGTTAGACGTTCCCCGCTGCATCGACTGTGCTTGGCTACCTACGGCTTGCCCACCAAGCAGCGATGTGAGGTCTTGTACCGTGCTGGCTTGATCCGGGTCGGGGATGATCTTGTCCACGGGCAAACCCGTGTTCTGCAGGACTGCCCGAAGGATGTAGTCCAAAGCTGTCTTGTCGATGGCCTGCATCTGTACGTAAGGCGTCAACAACTGCAGGATGGAGATAGTATTACTCTGAGCAAGCTCACGTTGCAAGAGGCCCGTCGCACCGCGCGCTACGATCTTGGCATCTGCCTTGATACCCATATCCGGCGACACGACCATATTGTAGTAGTACATCGCCGAAACTATTGGCGCAATGACATCACGGTCGATGTTCAACTGGACATTCTTGATACCTTTCGCTGCGTTACCCATCAGCATCGAAAGTCCGCCCAACGTACGACCTGCGCCTGCTACATCTGGATTACCCAGCACATAAGCAGGTACGCCTGAGAGGTCATCGGCCATCTTGTTGAAGCGGTCGAACACATTCATCAAGTCCGGTGCTACGGAAGCCACATTATGGAACTTGAATGCTGGCGCACCCGTGCCAGTGATGTCCGGGCCTACTCGGAAAATCTTATATGGTTTGACATCAGTTTCATCGTCGTTGTCTGCTAGACGATCACCAACGACTTCACCGATAGGGCCACTTGAGTAGCCCATATTCTTCACCGTAGCGCGTGCAGCAGCGTTACACACACGCTGCACATCATACACTACGTCGATAACCGACTGACCCCAAATGGAGTTGTTGACCTTCACAAAGCTAGTTGCAAAAATCGGTCGATGCCCCATTGGGTTCGGATTTAGTACCGCACGAATGCAGTAAGCACCGATCACCCACACTTCGGCTTCGTAGAACTTCTGTGGGTCTTCGACCATCACATTGTTCTCGATAAGATACTTCCCTTCGATCTTACCGTTGTAGATAACCATTTCGAGTTCGCGCTTCATCTGCATAGTAGCGCGACGATCTTCAAGGTACCGTCGAGTGGAGTCTTCCATCTTGTGCGGCTTGAATCCTTCGCGGTATTCGCGAAGTATCTGACGGATGTTCCCTTCGTTGAACGTGGGAACGCCAATCAGTTCGTGCACTTCGGAGTGTGTCCACTCCTTACCTTCGATAAAATACTCCGCACCATTGATACTTGTAGCATTCGGTGAAGGGTAAGCATCGAAAGGAGACACGATCCGAACTTTCGGTACCGTCTTCTGCTTTACTTCAAACTTGTTTCCGTCCCACTCGGCTTGAGGAAGATTGCACTCAATCGGCCCACGGATGAACGCGGTAGGGAAGACAGTCAAGTTGTCGATGAAGTTTGCATAGGTATCAATCCAGTCGCCTTCCGTCAACTGGTCATTGATACGCGTCTCCATACGTTTCGTGGCATCCTGTGCCTGCTTCATATTGATCGCCTGCAGGGCAGACTTCACCTGCATGGCACGATCCTTCAAAGCATCTGCCGTATTAAAGCTGGGTAGTTCCTGCAGCAGGACATTGATCGCTTGCTCCATCAAGCTTTCGGGAAGCTCGGGTTCCGGAGTCGGGTCGATAGTCCACGGCTTGTCGATGTTGTTCATCACAATATCGACCAACCAAGATGCAGCAGCACGCGCCTTTAGCGCGCAGAGACCGATATAGATGTTGTTGTGCGGCCCGAGTAGAGCTTCCTCGTCCGGCAAATACTTGCAGCGCTTAGCATACAAGTTACGCAACAGACGGTCAGTGATCCCCACGTTCTGACGATTCTGTTTCGCAAACATATACTGACGCTGCACGTAGCTCGCCAGATTGTCTTCGAGTTTAGTATTGCTAAGTTCCCCGAGTCCAAAATCCCCTAGTTCGGGGGTATCGACTCCTTCCAAACTCGGGTCAGTGTTGGATGTACTTGGCATTGTATGCTGCTCGTTCTGCGTTAATTACGTCCTGCAGCGCGGTTATTTTGGCGTCGAGTTCGCGTTCGCGCTTGTCACCGGCGTCACCGACTCGAACAGCAGCGATTTGATTTGCAACGCCATCTGCAAGGGCTTGGGTGGCGGCTGCATCAAGGACGCGGGAACGAGCGGTAGCTGCGGACACGCTACCACCACTGGGGCAGGTTTCGGCGGCTGTGTTGCGCAACTTGAGAGCGCCAGAAGACATACTAGCAGAGATAGAGTCGGAAATGCTAGGAGTTTGCGCATCACGGATAGCCTCGTACTTGGCATTAGCGTCGGCAACCTGTTTCTTGAGGTCGTCCGTCTTTAACTTGTTGTCGGCAACTACTTTCGCTGCAGCCGCCTTATCGACCTGCACCTGTAGATTGTACTTCGCTTCTAGCGCTACTTTGCCAGAGTGACCCCACTCGTATCCCAAAATAACAACGCCGCCCGTGTATAGGGCGGCAAAGAGGATACCTGCAATGAGCAGGATAATGTCTTTCTTCACGACGGCGTACTCGGCGGAGTCGATGCCTTCACGGCAACTTCCAGTCGCTGTACTTGCTGCGTCAGTGCTGCGACTTGGTTCTTCAACTGGTTAATGGTGTCAAACGCAGCGTCTCGATCCTTCATGTATTGGTCAGCACGAGCGCGTTCTGTGTTGAGCTGATCCGTCAACATCCGGATCACGTCAAGCTGTGCATTCGTTCCCGCTTGCCCCAGCTTGCTCGAACTGAACCACTTCCAGAAAGCTATACCTGCTGTACCTACTGCACCACCCGCAGCGACGAACCATCCGATAAGGTTGTTATCCGGTGGAGGAAGTGCTGCTGCCATTGAACTGTCCCTGAGCGGTCGCGTAGTTCCCCGGCCAAGTAAGCGGCTTAGGCTTACCGGGTCGCCAATTCCGTATGTAACAGCGCCAGCTACCATCCACATCACCTACCGTTGGGAGTGCCTGTGGGTCGGCATAGTAAATCAGCCGTGCCAGTCCGCAAGCTAGGCAATCGTTTTGAGGCAACATGATTGCATCGTACACTGCATCTTCTGTTGCATCGACATTAAAGTGAGCACATAGTTCTACTGCTAGGTCACGCGTCACATCCGATGTGAGCACGCCGTGGACTCCGCCACCTTTCTCCATTTGCCAGAAACTATGTGCCGGGCCACCCACCTGCACCCTATCCATGAAACGTGATTCTTGAAGTCCTGTAGCAGCAAGTTGGATGCGTGCGCTCGGTGTATCGAACTTCGTATCTAGATACTGCTCGAACGTACGGTTAATCACCCACGCACCGTACTCGATGCCGTCCATTGCCCTGTCCTGATCCTGATCGACAGTTAGACCGTACGGCCCGCTGCGCTCCCCGTCAAGCCCATAGGAAGGGCTTTGGGTTGGCCTTCACTTCGTTGTCCACGGGTTTGTTGATCGGCTTGCCCGCCCCATACCGCGCGTACATGCAGAGGTACTGGATAGCGTCGGCGATATGACTGAACTCGTTCTTGTCGGGTATGTCCAGCACTCGACCTGAACTATTGCGTGTTTCCTTATACACATAGCCCGCACCCATCGCTTCCCGCGTATAGGTCAGATGCGGCGATACGAGGAATCCTTCATCACGACTTAGGAAGAAGTCTACGGCTTCCTTACGTTTCGCAAACACGTTCGTCGCAGCAGGGTACGCTGTGATACCGCGACTGTGCATCATCTGGAAACTGGTCAGCTTCGTCTGTGCTGATCGACCCATACCTGCCGGGTCACCACACGCGATGACTTTGTAACCGTTGTACTTCTGCCGTATTAGAGGCAAGACATACTGGTCGAGAAAGTCTTCCAACGACTCATCAGTGGCTGGTAGCTCGTCGAGCAGACGTAGCCCACGAAAGTCAAGCTGACCAACAATAACAGCCGGCGTAAGTCCATAGTCGATCCCTAGCAGAATGTGCGTACCACGTATCGGTAGAAGTATCTCTTTCGACACATGCTTCATTTCACTGAACTTGCTGAACACGGGTTTGCCCTTACGGGTCATACCGTACTCACCGGCCAAGTTCACCCGGATATGCTCGTCACCCAACGCCAACTGACGGTCATAATAATCTGCGCTGAGATTCTTCAAGTTCTCGGCGTCAGGGTTCAGTACCCACTTATCCCCATTCCAGTACACCGCAGGCGGCTGCTTGTACTTACGCCATCCCGAAGGTGTCTCGCCTGCTTCAAACTTTGTATAACACCAGTGCGTCGTTCGCGGCGGGTTGCTATCGCAGATTACGCCCGGTTCACTTGCACCATACATCTTCGCGCCTTCGCTATCCTTGATCGTCTTCGGATAGCGGTCGATACGTGAAATCAGTCCTTCCAGAATCTCCCACGGTATCTCACGCGCTTCGTTAATGTATGCCCCAGTCAGTTCCAATGAAAGCAGTTTCGCCACGTCTTCTGGCGTATCCAGTGCCATGAAGTAGACTTCAAGCTCGACTATCGTACCATCCGCGACCTTCTGCTTGAACGTGCAGTTGATCGGCATGGAGTAGACGATAGGTGCAATCTCGTTCGGCACCCACTGCTGCCACGTCTTGATTGTCGTGGTTTTCAGTTCCGGGTACGTATTACGAACTATCGCCCATCGCGACTTCCGACGACCCTGTTCATCAGGCTGCTGACGGAACGCACGCATGAGTATTTCCATCATGCACGCGGTAGACTTACCTGAACCAACCGGGCCTTCAATGTACTGTACGTCCAGTCCCCGGTCATTATGCAGACGCGCCGGTGTCGGCTCCGCATCGTATTTCATTAATTGCGTTGCCATGCCTAGACACCATCCTTCGGTTCTTGGAGCGGTGCAATGGCTGGGTAGTCCGAGTGGACACGTTGCAGATAATCAGGCGGTCGGTCGAGTTGGAATGGATTGGTTTCTTCAAGTGAGAATGAAACCTTCGGTAAGGCATGTGGATCAGCCGGTACGGGTGCGATGGGATTGTCCGGTGCCTGTCCTCGCGTGTTGATCTGCACCGTGCTTTCGTTGCCATC